TCATCGCAAAGCATGACTTTTGGAGGATCTCTGATCCAAGCGCAGCACTTACGAGACTGCGTTGGTCGAGATCGTTCTAAGTCACCGTGGGACAGGTTACTACCCGTCCTCGGTACTTCAAATGATGGACAAAAAGACAACTGTCTTTTCTACATCATGCCCTCTGGATCTCTCCTGCAGGAGAAATTCCATGGAAAGTCCCTGAGAAAGCAGAAGCTAATCGGGAACTCTCTAAGCCGTAGCGCGAGATACGGAGAGGGCTTACGTCAAATCCTAACCCGAGATATCGGGTTGGGGGTTGACACAGTAGCTGTTTTGATCAACAGATCCGAAACAGACTACCGTAGAATCGAGGAGTTCATATCTGGACTCGTTGATTCAATCTGGCTCGCCGATGAACTGTCGTTCCTCGAAGGGTCAGAAGATAAATCTCTCTTGCGATACATCGTAAGGAAGATTTTCCACGTCGGGAGCATAGATCTATGTAACCTGATGGATATGTGGAAGGAATGGACCAATTGGTTCTTCCACACATATGCAGAAACCAAAACCATTGGCGATCTGCAAACTCCCAAAGGAAATCTCTTTTGGAAGTTAAACGGTCTCTCCGTCTGTCGACGGATACTTGACCGTGAAGGTGACCAGATGCTGCGAATGCAGGAACTGAGCCATCTTATCTCTACACGACAGATGCCATACATGGGTCTGCGTACAGAGAAAAGGTCTTGGGAAGCTTTTGCTAAAGTTCTCCAAGACGATTACCAGCCACCAGAGAGGACGATAGTCCAACTCGGGCAGGCTGCACGTAGGATAGGATCTATCTGTCGAAAGATCCGACCTACGAAAATTCATCCGGGGTGTCTTCACATATCTGTGACGTCCTCAGGTGAATACGGCTTTAGTACCCGAAAGGGTGCCCAAGCCGCAGCTGTCGCCGATGCAATTCGGAGAGTCTTAACAGAGACTCCTGAAGTCGACTCTATCGAGAAGACTCCATTCGGCGATGCAGTGCGAAAGAGGGGGATTCCCCTCTGGAAAACACTGTTCAGAGATGAACCCTTAGAAACATCTAAGGAGTTCATGTCTCGCTACTCTCTAATCAGAGGAGTAGAAGATCGATTCATCGGGCTTGATCAAGCCTTAGGTGAACAGATCATGTACGTGGCATGGAAGGAAACATCCCCCACGCCCGTACTTAGAGCTGAAATTGTCCCAGAAATGGGCAACAAAGCTCGTGTAGTAACTCTATCAGAATACTGGTTGAATATACTACAAGCTCCACTGGCTCATCTACTGATTGAGGCAATGAAGTTCCACCCTAGCGTCTTCTCTAGCTTTCACCGACAGGATCAAGCTTTTGAAGCCGTAAAGGGTCTTACCAGAATCAAGGCGAAAGCCTTGAGGTCAATGGAAGTAAAGGAAGTATCCTACTACCAATGGCCCCGTAAGCCGAGCTATCGCTCGTTCACGGTTCCGGAAGCAGTGCTTAGTAGCGACCTGAAGGACGCTACGAACGCACAAAACTGGAAAGTAACAAAAATGTTACTGAACAGTTTTATCTCTGGTTATGGCCTACAGGCCAGGCCAGAGTATGTCCAGCTTGTGCTTGACCTTATCGGGCCACGCATAGTTGAACTTCCAGGATTCAACACGATAATGTCGAAGACTGGAATCATGATGGGTGAGGCGATAGCCAAACCATCATTAACGATCCTAAATCTAGCGATCGAAGAACTTGCCTTCCTCCGGTACACCGAAGCTGAAGACAAGCTTTTTGACACATCTCCAGCTCCCTATCGGGATTGGAGGTTTGTCCACATAGGGGGTGACGACCATCTTGCTAGAGGTCCCACACCCTATTTAGACCTTATCACCGCGATACATCGTAGTGCAGGGTCTCACATATCTGATGGCCAACACGGTTGGTCCACCAGGTGTGTCAAGTACACAGAGCGTCTCCTAAATCTAGGAAACCTCCAGTACGGAGAAGCCTTTAACCAAGGGGACTATAGTCGATCGATTATAGTAGACTCGGTAAAGGTTCGCCTTCTTGAACGTGGTCAATCGACCATGATGAAGAAGGATAACAAGAATGTGGCGATTGGTAAATCGGCACAACTTGGAGGGTGCTTGGAGTGGTTGCCAAACGACGACCGCTACTACACCTACGATAAGAAGGACTCTATCAGAGCCCTTTTCATCGAACGCATGGGTGAGCTCTTGCCTAGAAAGGCTAAGAACCCACGTGCGTTTGCCGCAATACACCTTCCTACGACAGTAGGAGGTTACGGCTTAGGGCTTAAGCGAGACACTAAAAAGTGGTTGCTTGCGAGCCCTGAACCCACGCAATGGCTTGTATTCAAGTTATTGCAAGGGAATTTCGTGAAGAAAGATCTCCGAGTATTTCGGAAACTGAACACGAATACCTCTAGACGTGGAGTAACAGATCTGTTACAATACCAAGAGGACATGGTCGATGAACTGAATCGGCAATTGGCCATGGCCTGGAGTTGCAACGCAATGCCAGGTCAGGCCATGTTTGCTGAGCAACAGCTCAGAGCCATGGACTGGTGGGAACTTAAACATAAATTTCCATCAGATAACGCTAGAAGGACAATCGCCCTCGCAGCGGATAACAATATTCTCTCAGTCGAGGAATTTGTTAAAAGAGCTACTAGAGGAAATCTCTTCCAGGAGCTCTTGATTGGTGGTAAAGACCTATCGGTCTTTAATACCAACAAATATGTCCATACATACCAGAAGGTAGTGTGGCCATATTACGAGTCGAAGATAGAACCTTGGGATCCCAAGCCTAACTTCTCTCGGAATACCTCTGAGCAAATTGCGACAGCAATCTCAAAGGCATTACCAATGTGGTTTTTAGATATCAATCAAACAACCGCTTTGGAGGTATTAACCACGACACCGACAGGTGCCGAGGAATACCATTATCAATCGGGGAGCTTTATTAAGCTACATACTCAGGGACTACCGTCTCTGAATATTTCTCCGAAAAGACTAGGAGTTCGCCTATAGGCGA